CTTAGTTTTTTACCTTTAGAAATACAAGCTATAGGAGCGGCGGTTGTAGGTCCTACTTTAAAAGGACCCGCGTTCGTTCCTTCTACAATCTCCTCTTACGAGGAATACCTGAGAGCTTTCGGAGGAGCCTTTAGTTCGGGTTCCGGTACATCTGAAAGACAATACAAGTTCTTAACGGACTATGTAGCGCAAGAATATTTGAGATACGCGGAAAACTTAACTGTGGTTAGAGTACTAGCCGGAGATTACGAGTACGCAAGTTCAAATGTAGTAACTAGAGGTGCTTACGCTGCTGCCCCTGCGGGAATTAAATCTAGATTAACTGGGTCTTATTTTACAGCCGGGCAACAAACCTTTAAACTAACCGTAGTATCTCCGGGTAACTATGTAAATACATCACTCAATTCTATCGCCTCTAATAATGGAGTAGGAAACCCTAACGATGATTCTACAGGTGGAGTATTGAACATAGGAACTAGAGAAAATTTAAGATGGGAAGTAAGAGATGTAAATACTGATTTAGGTACTTTTGATTTGTACATACGAAGAGGAGATGATAGGCACAACAGAAGAGTAATTGTAGAACAATACAATGATTTGACGCTTGACCCTAACGATACTAATTATATTGGTAGAGTTATTGGAGATCAAATGTACAGCTTGAAATATGATTCTGACGGTATCCCATTCTTACAATTAAGTGGCTCATTCCCTAATAGATCTAGGTATATTAGAGTAGAAGTATTTAAAGAGAACTACAATTACTTAAACGAGAGTGGACAAATCAGAGTTGCTGCATTCTCTAGTAGCTTACCCGCTGAAGTATCTGGCACTTTCTCCGGAGGTTCGGATGGATATGTAAAACATCCTAGATCATTCTTCGATAAAATTAGCGGACAAAATAGCCAAGGATTCAATTTAGATGATTTAGCGGGAGGAGCCTCTGGTTCAACTGCTTATTTAGATGCCATTGACATTTTAGCTAATGCGGATGAATATGATATCAACATGTTACTCATGCCCGGAATTATTGACGGAGTAGGTGAACAACATGGTGAAATTATAACAAAAGCCATTGCCATGATTGAAAATCGAGGAGATATTTTCATGGTAATCGACCCTACTAGATATGGTGATACTATTGGACAAGCTATAAATGCAGCCTTAGCAAGAAATACTTCTTACGCTGCTTATTACTATCCATGGGTACAAATAGCTGATGCTGACTTAGGAAGAAATGTATGGGTTCCACCATCCACTGTAGTATCTGGAGTTATTGCATTCAATGACTACGTACAGTTTCCTTGGTATGCTCCGGCTGGTTTGAATAGAGGTGCTATAGACGTAGCTCTACAAGCGGAAAGAAAATTAACTTTAGGTGATAGAGATAGACTTTACACTTACAATATTAATCCTATTGCTACTTACCCAAGAGAAGGCGTAGTTGTATGGGGACAGAAAACTTTACAGAAGAAAAGATCTGCACTCGATAGGATTAACGTAAGGAGACTATTGATAACTGCTAAAAAATTCATCGCATCATCTTCTAGGTATTTAGTGTTTGAACAAAACACCAAAGAAACAAGACTTAGATTTTTAAGTATAGTAGAGCCTTATTTAGAGAGTGTTAGAAGAAATCAAGGTTTATATGATTTCAAAGTCATAATGGACGAATCTAATAATACTCCTGACGTATTAGACAGAAATGAGCTAAGAGGTAATATTTATTTAAAACCTACTAGAACTGCGGAATTCATAATCTTAGATTTCTTTGTACTACCTACAGGAGCTTCTTTCCCTGGTGATACAGAATAAACAAAAAAAATAGAATAAAATGGCATTTGAATATAAACCATTTGAGTATTTTAACCCTAAGCAGCAGATGCGATATGTGCTCTTCCTAACTAACGTTGGAGTACCTATCCCTACTTATATGGTTAAAACAGCTGATAGACCATCAATAGACCAAAATCCAGTTACAGTAGATTACATTAACACAGAATTTAAAGTAAAAGGAAAATCAAGGTGGCAAGATATATCAGTCACATTATATGACCCTATTGAAGTAAACGGAGCTAAATTATTACATGATTGGATAAGTTTATTTCACCACAACTCAGGGTTAAATCAATCGGCTGCGGGTAGATCTCCCGGTCTTTTAACTCCTGGAGAAGATGGCTTCATTCACGAGTATAAGAGGACATTAGTTTTCCAGGCCTTAACTCCACACGGAGATGTAGCGGATCAGTTCTCATTATTTGGCGCTTTTGTAGCAGACGCTAAATGGGGTAACATGGACCTATCATCTGATGATTTGAACATGTTGGACTTGACCATTACTTATGATTATGCTGTAATGAGCCCTGATAAAAACAAAGCAGTTACTACCGGAAAAGTAGACGCATAAAATTAATTAATAAACCACAGAGGTGCATTGATGCACCTCTGTGCTTATAAAATACACATGGCATTTACACACAAACCTTTTAAATATTTTAACCCGAAACAGCAAATGCGTTTTGAGTTATATATGCAAGCGGATCCATTCGGTCCTTTTTACCCTACGTATGCCATAAAATCAGCGGAAAGACCTACTTTAGAGAATAATCACATCACAGTAGATTATATAAATACAGAATTCCACGTTAAAGGAAAATCAAGATGGCAGCCCATAACAGTACGTTTTTATGACCCAATTGAGGATAATGGTGCCAAAATGTTACATGATTACATTAATAATTATCACCACAATTCAGGAACGACCGGACAAGGTTTTAATTTATTAACACCGGGAGAAGATGGTTTTATACATGAATATAAAAGAACATTATATTTAAGATCATTATCACCTCATGGAGATGTTGTGGATTCTTTCGTATTAGTAGGAGCATTCTTTGATTCTGTTAAATGGGGAGAATTTGACATGTCTAGTGATGATTTAGTATTGATGGAAGGAACAATAGTATATGATTATGCTATGGTTAGAGGAAGTAAAGTAAAACTTCCTGACGTAGAAGGGCCCGGACTAGATGGTGGGGGAGCTAATTTAGGAAGTCAATTAAAAGATGCCGCTATAAATATTGGAAAAGGTGCCGCTCAAGCAGCCGCTAACGCCGGAATAAGTGCGTTAGGTGGATTGATTGGTGGCGGTGGTGGAGGAAGGAACTAGTTTTCTTTGTTTTGTATTAATTTTAAGTTTTTAGTATATTTATTATAAAAAGAAATGGCTAAATCTACGCCCATATTTAGACAAAAAAAGGAAGTACTATCTAATAAAGAGATGGTTATGACTGGAGCGTCAGAATACACCCAGTATAGACCTTTCGCTTATTTTGAGCCTAAATTAAAAAATAGGTTTGTTCTCTATTTAGATGTAGCAGGAATTTATATACCAACATATTTAGTAAAATCAGCGACTAAGCCTGGGTTTACATACGACAATATAGAATTACAGTATATAAACACAAAGACGAACTTTAAAGGTAAGATGACATGGGACCCGATAGAGATAGTACTATACGACCCGGTAGCTGCGCATAGATTCTCTCCTAGAGCTTTAAATAATCCGTTCGTAGATTCCTTATCTAGTTCGGAGGAAGTAAAGAATGATTCCTCTGTTTTAATATATGAATGGATACTAAATTCACATTCAAATTATATAGAAGGAAGAGAATACGCGTTAGAAACATACAAGAAAACACTAGTATTAGAAACATTAATGCCTAGAACAAATGTTCAGTCCGAAAGGTGGGAAATACATGGTGCGTATGTTTCAGCGGTAAAGTGGGGGGAATTAGATTTATCCGACGATTCTTTATCCACTTGTTCTGTAACAATTATGTATGATTATGCGTTAATAAAAGATGCAAACGAACGAAAGATTCTTCCATACAACACAGGAGAAACTTTTAAAGAATTAGCAACAAATCCGCTTCCTAACTCTGTAAATTCTCTTACTGCAAAAGCCCCATCTATCAGAGTTTTTGCAAGATAAAAACATTTAAAAAATAAAATTAAACAAACATAAATATTATGAAGCCAGACAGAGAAGTTACATTTAATCAAAGTCCTAGCGAAGACGGTATGGAAATCCCTACTCCGGTTATTCCAACTGTCCCTAAAGGTCTAAATCAAACGACTTTAATTGTGGATCTACCTTCCAAAGGTCTTTTTTACCCTAAAGAAAATCCTCTATCCTCGGGTCAAGTAGAATTAAGATACATGACAGCTAAAGATGAGGATATCTTAACTAATCAGAATTATATCATGCAAGGAACTGCTATTGAAAGAATGTTCCGTAACTTGCTTGTATCAGAGATTGATTGGGATGATTTGTTAGTTGGAGACAAGAATG